ATTTTTTAATGATACAACAGGAGATTCTGGATGATCTAATTCACCAAATGCATTACCTTTATCTACGAACTCTTCCATATACTTTTCAACTTCTCTTTCAAGAAGATCTTTTTCGTATATCCTACCGTTTTGGTTTTTTGCATCTGCTCTTTGCAGACAACCAGTGACTATCACCCTACCACTATTTTTATGCTCTGACTCAGAAATCATCTGAGGGCTTACTTCAAATGGTGTATAATCTATAAGTAATGACTTAGACATTTTTTACTCCACTATTTATATACGCAGCTTGCGCACTTCTTTTAGCAATTAGTTCAGAGTACATTCTTGTTTGCTTGTGCATTGGCAGTTCCCAACCAGTAACATTTTTTCCTTCGTGAACAAAGGTCTTATTTTTAATGTTTTCTCTAAACTGTTGCCATGTTAATTGTGTATTCATATTATCCTGCCATTTCTCTTAGTTTTCTAGACACCTTTAATAGTCTTTCTGCAATCTTATTCATTCTAGGACCAGTAGATTTCCAGTACTTGTCGCTGGTCACTCCTGCCTCTCGTTTTAATTTTGCCGTTCTATTTATTATTCTCTCTATTTGAAACAATCTTCTGTTTATTTCTCTGATTGCTCCGTTTACTTTTTGCCTAGAATTTTTAGTATCATCTTTTTTAAAGGAAGGATAGTTTTGGTCGTACATTTCTTTTACGACTTTATATCCTGTACTTGCAGTTGCTTGTTTTTCTTTTTTCTTCTTAGATTCCTCATCGTCACCAGTGAAGGCAAAAGGGGTTTGGTATCCTGGAACACCAGCCGTTGTTGAAGCTTCTTCTATTTCTTCATCCATGCAGCCACAGTCTTCACACATTATTTCGTCTAATATCTCTTTTAGTTTAGCACTAATTGACATTTTCAAGCTCCTGTAGTAGTTCGTATACGTTCATCATAGTTGTCATATATGAATCTGTTGAGGTTTTAGCTTTTTCAACCCTTACAAGTTGATTAGAAACTTCGTTTAATTTAATTGC